GGGTCATGTATTCTTTGATGATATTCAAAAGCTAGCATCTATGGAAAATGCCCCAGAGCAACTTGTTCTAGATTGGAACAAGTTGAAAGAGTGGTCTGAATGGGATGATGCGCAAGGTGCTGACAATACAAAGGCACATGAAAAGTTTGCTCGTGGATGGGAAGCATACCTTCGTGAAGGGAATGCTCCTACAAAAGGATTACAACGTGTATTCCGGATGTTCTCAAAGTGGTTAACTCATATCTATCGTGCGGTGACACGACTAGGCGGATTGCCACCTAAGGAAATACAAGATATCATGGCGCGTATGATCGCTACCCAAGAAGATATAGATGCCTACACAAAAGAACAGGCACTTGAACAATTTGAATCTAGCAAGTTATTTACACAGCTCGATGAAGCTGAACAAGCAAAGGTTCAAGGATATATTGCCGACGTCGGGGAAATGGCGAAAGAACGTGTCATGAAGCGGTATATGAAGGAATTGGAAAGTCGTCCAATCAAAGAATGGAACGATGAAAAAGATTCTATTCAAGCTGATATCGAAAAGCGTTTAATGGAGCAGTACCCAATATACAAAGACCATCAACGCTATAATGCATTCGGTAAAAATGCATTAGCCAATACTCGATACGGCACGCTAAAAGAATTAGAAACTGCTGAACGTGAGCAAACCGGATTTACGTTTGACGAAGCTGTTAATCAGGCTATGGAATCTGCCGAGCAGGCATTCATTGAAGATAACCATATTGGCAAATCTAATATAGAAATTGCTGAGGAATGGTTATTATCTTCAGATGGTCAAATGAAATTAACTGAAGAGGAAGCTAAAATCATTAAGTCACAAACCAATCGTGACCTTGCTAAAAACTGGGAACTACTCGACAGGTTAAATCGACTTGACCCTAATTCAGAAACAATTGAATCTGATTTAGAGCCAATTGCAAAACGAATAATTGGTGACAATGAAAAGGTTGCTAAAGAATTAGGTGTTGTATCAAAAGAACTTGATTCCGCTCAAGACCGTATTGAAAAGCTAAAAGCACAATTACAAGAACGTATTAATAATGTACGTGCTATCCGAGATAGTGGTGTAGGTGTGATAAGTGATTATATGAACCGTGCTAGACAGGAATTAGGCGATTTGACCTTATCCCAAGCTAGCCAGTATAAGAAGTATCAAAATCAAGCCATTCGAGAAGGTAAACGTACTGACAGGGCGTTGGCAGTTAATAAACTGGAAGAGGCTTTACAAGCTAAACAATTGCAACTTCTAAATCAAGCGAGGGCTCGTGTTGCGTTTGACAATGCACTCCGCATTAAGAAGTTAAGGACCAAGTTGATTGATAACCTCAACAGAATGACACGCCCTAAAAATCCGATTACTATTGAACCTAATATGAGATATTTCTATGCGCACATGGCATACCAAATGGGACTTACTAAATACGACGGACTGGAACCAGTAGATGGGTTTGATATGAATGCTGTTATTAATGCATTAGATCCTGATGCGGATATCCTAGGTGACAAAAGTATTACATTCCTTGACCCATGGATTGTACAACTATTTTATGGTAAAACACCTATGTCATTTAAAAATCTAACAATGAGTCAGTTGAACACACTGGAAGAATTAATGACAGGCATGTATAAGAATGGCCGCAACGCTTATAAAGGCTCTACCATTCTTAATGATAAAGGTGAATCGATTACATTTGATGATGCAGTAGATGGCATATTAAAGGAAGCAATCGATACATTTGGCAAAATTAATGGGAATGTATTTAACGCACAAAACAATCAAACTGGTTTGGAAGCCGTTGCAGGTCTTATTAATAAAGGCAATTTATCATTGCTCAAGGTTGAAACATTCTTACGCCGATTAGGGCCAGATGCTGTGAAATATATCTATAATCCGATTAGCCGTGCAACACAAGCTTTTAATGAACGCAAGGAAGTGTCCATGCGTAGATTGGCAAAAGATGTATCCTCTGTGTATGGTAAGCGTGAATTATTTAACATCCGAAATAAGCATATGTACGATGTTGGGGAATTGCGTAATCTAACCAAGGAACAGGTTATTGTATTAGCTTTGAATTGGGGTACAGAACGTAACAGACAACGGGCAATGGAAACGGCCAAGGTAACTGAAGTTGAAATGGAAAAAGCCTTTCAAGAAATCCTCACCGATAAAGATTGGGAATTTATTATTCGGACATGGGACCACATTAACTCCTTCTTTACTGAACGTAGCAAAGTTCAAGAAGAACTTTATGGGAATCCATTGAAGAAAGAAGAAGGCATCACATTCACTATTGGTGGTAGAACTATCGTTGGACAGTATTACCCAATTGTGTATAATCCAGAAGTCAATGCAAGTATATCTGATAAGGAAGTCGAAGATATTGCAAAAACTATGGTTAGTAGTAATGCGATATTAGGAACTGGCATGAGCGCTACTAAAAGCCGGTTAGATGTAGTCAAGGATAAATCATTATTACTAGACTTTGATGTCATTTCTAATGCGATTACTGAGTCAATCAATCATATAACTATGCGAAAAGCTGTGACGGATGTAAATCGATTAGTAGCCAATAGAGAGTTCCAAAACTATATTGTTGAGAAATTTGGAATGAATTCCTATCAATTCTTGCGAACTTGGGTTCGTGATAATTGGAAGGATGAAGCGGCTAAGATGGATGATGTTGGTAAAATTTTAATGTTCCTTAAACATAATGCAACAATGGCTATTATGGCTGGACGTGCATCAGTTGCTATACAAAATGCCTTAAACATTCCTGTTGCTGTATATCGTATTGGTGCGGGCAATGTAATTCGTGCTGTTAATCATGCAGGAGTAGGATTCTATGGTCATGGTACAGAAACCTACAATAATACTCGTGATTTTGTTATGGAGCAATCCATATTCATGAGGGAACGTATTCAAACTTTAGATAAAGACCTTAAAAAGGGATTAACCATCCAAGGAAAGGGGCTCCGCATTAATGATAAGAATATCGGTGGGTACAAGTTTGAAAAAGGTGCTGAAATCCGTGATGAAATTAATAACATGGGATTCCGACTGCTCACGGAAACAGACTTCGCATTATCCGTACCAGTATGGAAATTTGCATATGATCAAAAGGTTGCTGAACTTCAATCTAAGGAAGGGGTAAGTACTGAATGGATTAATCAACAAGCAATTGAGGCAGGAGACAGAGCAGTACGAGATATATTCGGAAGTGGTGATGTTAAAGATGCAGCATCCATTCAACGTTCACGGAATCAATGGGTTCAATTATTTGTTCCGTTTTATTCGTATGCTAATACTTTGTATAATATCATCGCTGAATCATGGTATATAGGTAAAGACAAAGGGGATTGGATGCCTTTTGCAAGAGTGTTATGGTGGGGGATCATATCACAGGCAATTGGTATGACAATTTACAAAGCCATGACAAATGGTGACGATGATGATCCAGAATCTATCGCCAAGTCTTTTGCCGAAGAATTTGTACAACAAGGAACCATGGGTATTCCATTAGTGAGAGATATAGCCACTATGGGTATGAAATTTATTTTAGGAGAACGTCCATACAATAAAGGTAATACAGTAATGGGATTAAGTATCTTTGAGAAATTATGGGATACCGGTCAAGCTATCTCAAGTGATAATAAAGATATCGTTGATGTAGGCCGTTCGCTCAGTCAGGTTTCTAACCGTGTAACTGGTTTTAGTGATACCGTAACCGATGCTTTCTGGACATTGTTGCGTGTAGGGCTAACCGATACGGATGCCAAGATTGAAGATGTATTCATGTCAATTTTGTTAGACAAGCGTTTAAAGACTAAAAAAGAAAAGAAGAAGAAAAAATAAAAGTAAGGACTACCTAGTTTTAGGTAGTCCTCTTTATATGCAAAGAAAGGCGGGATATTGTGATTCCACAAGTCAACAATCCAGTTGTTCAATATCAATGTGATGGGGTTAACAAGACTTATATTTGGCCATATGACTTTAATAATATTAAAGACATTAACCTTATTCTAGTTGATGAAGATGGACGACAAACGGAGCAAACAGGGAACATCTTATATGATGCACAAAATAAAACTTTAACGTATCCAAGTATTGGTGAACCATTGCCGGCAACTTATAAAGTTGTTTTAGTTAGACGAACTCCAATTTCACAAACTACAGAATTAGCTAACAAATGGCCATACAATCACATTGAAGATATGGGTGATAAAGTTATTCTAATTCTTCAGGAAATGAAAGAACAGTTGGATCGCACACTACAAATTAATGTAGGCGCTGATGAAGACCCAAATCAAGTTACACGTGATATTGTAGATAACTCCATTGAAGCTGCTAAAAAAGCAATTGCAGCTGCATCTACGGCAGAGGCAAAAGCCAATGAAGTACAAGACAATGCAACAAAGCTAACAGCCATTAACGACAATATCAATGCATTATCTCAAACGGTAGACGATAAATTAGCGACTGCAAATACAGCTCTTATCCAAAGTGCTGATACATTTGAGAAAACCCAAGTACTTGCAGATAATACGAAAGCATATGCTGCGCAGGCGGAAACTGATAAGAAAAATATTAATGATTTGGTTATAAAAGCAAATGCTATTAAGACTGATATTAACAATAAACAAATAGCTAGTGTAGGTAATGCCAAGAAAGCAGAAGACGCAGCCAAACGTGCAGAGGTAGCAGCTGCTAAAGCTGAAGAAATAGCAATACCCGGTGGCCAAGGAATTGTAACCAAAAGTGAAGCTGATGCTAAATACATTGGAAAAGAATCGCTAAATGGTATTGTGTCAGTTAAAGACTTCGGAGCAGTTGGCGATGGCGTCACCGATGATA